CAATTAGTACTGCAACTCAAGCTGCACTAGATTTGAAGGCTCCACTAAATAGTCCAGCTTTAGTTACCCCTACAATAGATGGATTAGCTCCAGAAGTCTATATAGCTTCAAGATTAAACTTTGCTAATATTCCAATATCAGATCCATTAATTAATGGTGCTATTTGGAATGATTTCGGAATACTAACAATAAGTGCTGGATAAGTAAATGCTTGGAGATTTTAACTATTATGAGAATAATGCTAAATCAGCTAAAGACGTAGTTGGTGCAAAGTATCTCTACAAAGGTAACGATCCATATAGAATTCATGCATCTTCTGAGCTAAGAGATAAAAAATTCGCTATAATAACAGAAGAATTTGGTCCAAAGATTAGATTTGCTATGAGTTATGATACAAATGGTAATATTAGCTACATGAGTGGTTCCGAGAAAGATATCTGGTTTAAGTTCCTTAATTATCAAGATGGATCTACATTCTTTACTGAAGAAGATGGACTAGCTGTTGAAGCTATAGATAAGTGCTTTATAGCGGCATTAACTAATGAGACTAGAAAAGAAGATATGTGTAGGTCAGAAAGCTATTTACAGCTAATGTTCGATACTGTATTTGAATAGACATTAAATAAGGAAAACATATGGCATATGAACCAAAGTTAATAGAGGTACTGAAAGAGATTAGAGGTACCGGCGCACCAGGTGACATTCCAGAAGATGGGATTTATCACGATATTATACTCAAGGAGACCGACAGTGATGATGTGACAGCTAGATTAGCACCTGGTATGTATGGCTCTATGCAGATTATGCATGGGTATATAGATGAGTTAGTACCTATTAAAGATGAGTTAATTGCATTAGAAGCTATGGCAGATGAACTACATAGCCTTTATATGGATAAGGCTACATTAGATAGTTTATATGCAGATAAAGTTACATTAGATAGTATTTATACAGATAAGGTTACATTAGATAGTTTGTATAATGATAAGGTAACTTTGGATTCATTGTATGCTGACAAGGCCACATTAGACTCGTTATTTGCAGACAAGGCTACTCTTGACTCTCTATTTACTGATAAGGTTATGTTAGATAGTCTCTATGCTGATAAGGCTATATTGGATTCGTTATATGCTGATAAGACTATACTTGATAGCTTATATGCTGATAAGTCTAAGCTAGATTCTCTATTTGCAGATAAAGTTACATTAGATAGCTTATATAGTGATAAGTCTATATTAGACTCTTTATATGGAGATAAGGCTACGTTAGACTCACTATTTGCTGATAAAGCAATTCTTGATAGTATCTACGCAGATAAAGCAACACTTGATTCATTGTATGCAGATAAGACTACTCTAGATAGACTACATACATCTATTGATAATATTGATACTGTAGAAGCGTCTATATTAAATGTAGATGCAGTTGGTGATGATATAGATAATGTGAATGCTGTAGCGGATGGCCTTGCAGATGTGAATAACTACGCAGATACATACTACGGTGGATTAGCAACAGCACCTACAATAGGAAGCCATCCTTCACTAAGTGTTGGCGATATGTATTATGATACTGCATTAGATGAACTAAGAGTATATGATAATGGTGATACATGGAAGTCAGCAGGTAGTACAGTAAATGGTGTAGATAAAAGTGAACAATTTAAAGTTGGTACTGCGAGTGGAATATATGATGGAGTATCACTAAATACATTCCCTATGGTGAATGGGTATAATGCAGGATTTGTAACTGTATTTAGAAATGGGTTTGCACTAGCTGCTGAAGATATAGATATTAGTAGTGGTACTAATGTAGTACTATTAGAAGATGCAAATACTACTGACGTAGTTTATGCATTAGCATTTGGAGCATTTGTATTAGTGGATCATTATACTAAGGCAGAGGTAGATACTCAATTTGCTGCATATACTACTGCCAGAAATCAATCAGTTGGAAACATTAACAATCCACTATTAGACTTACCTCTAAACAACAATTTGTCTATGAAACAAGGAGTAGGCTCAGTTACATTTGCTCGAACTACTACTGCTACTTATATTGATAGATATGGAGTATTACAATATGCTGGAATAGATGAAGCTAGATTTGAGAAAGACGGATTGTTGATTGAAGGTGGTGGTACGAATTTATGCTTATATAGTAATGATTTGAGTCAATCAAACTACAATAAAGCTAGATGTTCACATTCGGTAGACACAACTACTACCCCCGATGGAATTTCTCTTGCCAATAAGATTACAGAGGATGGTACAGTTAGCAATACACATGAAGCTTATCAGACAGTTACTTTAAACGCAGTAGACCATACATTTAACTTATACATTAAAAAAGGCAATAAGCAGTATAGCGGATTTAGATTTTATAATGGTAGTGTAACTACGCAAGTAGTTGTTGACTTAGATGCTGGTACTATATTTTCAGGAACTGCTACAATAGAAAGTGAAATAGATGATTGGTACAAAATATCTATAACCGATACATCGGTAGTTGGAGGTACTTGTTATATCTATGCTACTCTAGCGAGTGATGCGGGAGCTATTTCTTATGATGGCGATGGAAGCAGTTATACCTATTTTGCATTTCTACAACTAGAAGAACTCCCATTCGCTTCAAGTTATATTCCTACGACAACAACTGCTGTTACTAGAGGTGCTGATGTTTGTGAGGTAACTTATGAAAATAATTTCCCTTCTCAGACCGAAGAAATAAGTATATTAAACGATATTTCGATACTAGGGTACAAGGGAGATCAAACACAAAGAGTCTGGAGATTCAACGGGCTAGTAACCGCTCAAATGAGAATTACCCAAGCTAATAGAGTAGGGGTATACTATGGTAATACCAATACTAATGTTAATGTTGATACTTTACAGACAATGAATAGATTGGGAATGGTATACAATAAGAGCACTGTATATGGATATGGTAATGGGATATTAGATAACAGTGTAGCAATGACAGCACCTACTGGAACATTATCTACATTTACTTTAGGCTCAGAAACCAATGGGGCAAATAGCTTATATGGACACATTAAAAATTTTAGAATTTATGACAAAGCACTAACATCAACGGAGGTAGCACTATCATGAGAGATGAAATATTTTACTGTTCAGATATAGAACAGCTTAAATTAGAGTTAGTAGCTGAGGGTATGTTTGATGAAGAAAGTCAATCATATACTCATGGTAATTGTTTGACACCTATAAAGTATAACGGAGTTAAGACACTCAGTCTTGTTAGAAATAACAAACTAGATTTAAGTAAGTTTCCTAGTCTTACAAACTTAGGAACTTATGACGAGATGTTTAGTGATGAAGATAAGCATAATCTCTATAAGAGTGTATATGCTTACGATGTTCCAGTAACATATATAGATGAAGAGGGTAATGAGCAGAGTTACGATTTACCAATTAAAATAGGGAGTTTCGCATGAGCAATGTAGTAAGAAGTAATCAAGCATTAAATGATTTAGCTAATGGTAAAGAGTTAGCTATAAATTGGGACTTTAATATTGGCATTAGTGGGTGGAGCACAGATGCCAACAAATGGGAAGTATCTAGTGGAACAGCAACTAATGCTGGTGCTTACGGGAATATAATAAACACAACCAAGCTTATAGTAGGCAGAAACTATGAAATAACAGTAAATGTTTCGGTCATTGGTTCTGGGGTAAATATACTTGATGGCTCTGGAGTACTGGTTACTGGTGTACTGGGGGAGAATAAGGTGCAGTTTATTGCAGCGGGGACTTTATTAGGGGTTGGAGGCTCTGGGGGTTCTGCCGTAGGTGACATCTCAGTAAAAGAGATACCACAAGTTCAAGGAGAGAATTTACCTGATTATGTAGCTAGTAGGCTTGGAGTAATAGCTACAAATAATTTTATACACATTCAAGACCAAAAGGTTTCTGGTTCTGCCCCTCAGAGCATTAGTTCAGGTTGGAATACAAGGGAGTTGAATACAATACTTACAAATACCATTTCACTTGCAAGTCTATCTAGTAATCAATTTACATTAGCACCAGGTAAGTATTTTATAGAAGGACTAAGTACTGCCATGATGGTAAATGCAAATAAGAATGCTTTATATAATGTAACGGATACTTCTTATGATATTATAGGTATAAATCAATTTACTAGAAAGAATGAAGATGTTTATGATGCAATGGCTACAACAAATGCTTCTTTTTCTGGAATCGTAGAGATAACATCAACTAAGGTTTTTGAATTGAGACATTATATACAAAGCGATTATAATTTTGGTTCAGCTACAAATATAAGTGGAATCGTTGAAGTTTACTCAGACATTAAAATATGGAAGGTAGGATAATATGAAGTACGGAAAATTACACTTAAATAAAGTAATACAAATTCAGCCAAATAATGAAGAAGGTTTTATTGAAATTCCAAATAATGTTGCTTGTAACATGATTTTAGAAGATGGTACTTATGTATCTTATGGTGCTTTAAAAATTGTAGATGATATATATGTTAAAGATGAAGTGAAGTTACAAGAGAAAGCAGACGAAGAAAGTATAGAGAGTACTAATAAAATAGCTCTAAAGTACCTTGCAGATACCGATTGGTATATAATTAGATATCAAGAAACTTCTGTAGAAATACCTCAGGAAATTCTTGATGCTCGTGCAGAAGCTAGAACAAAGGTTATCGAATGAAAGTGATAATGCTACCTAAATGGTTAATGCCTTTTGGCTATGGCTTAGCACTATGGAAGCTAATACTGATAAATAAGTCAGCAAAAGATATTCCTTATGTTATAGCTCACGAAGCATGTCATGTGGAGCAGTGGAGTAAGATAGGTTTGTTTAAATTTCCATATCTATATCCTAGAATTAATAAAAGTAGGTTATACAAACAATAAGTATGAGAAAGAAGCTAGACTTTACGGTACAATAAACAAAAATAAATATAAAGGATATTAAGATGGACTTAGAGAGCCGCTTTTTGCAGAAGAAGCAATTAATGAATTACCTAAATTTGGAGAAGAAATATGAGTAAAATAATAGACTATATAGAAAATACAGTAGAGTTAGTGGTAAATACTCCGGCTACAGATACAGAAATGGGAAGAAGACTCCAAAGTATTCCTACAAGTAATCTACTAGCTGGAAATACAGTATTGTCAAATACAGTAAATACACTAATCTTTGATGCGGTTACTTATACTGGTAATGGTACGAGTAAAGATGTTGTTACTGGTATAGAATCATGTGACTTCACACAACAATATAGTAATAGCACAAGAGGAAATGAGCTCGTCACTAACGGTACATTTGATACTGATACTA